GGCAAAAGGGTGGTGAGCTATAAGCAGATCGCGGAGCTGCACCAGGTGGATGTAAAGAACATCCAAATGAACTTCAAAAACAATCGAAACCACTTTATTGAAGGGATTGATTATTTTCAATTTAAAGAGAACTCTTCCGACACCAAAAATCTTTTGGTGTCGAGAAACTACTTCACCGAATCCGGATATTTGATGTTGGTGAAGAGTTTGACGGATGACTTGAGTTGGGACATACAGCGGAAGTTGGTGAACGGCTATTTCCGGATGGAGATATTGGAAGCGGTATTGGAATTTATGCCTGAAGTGGTGAAGAAGCTGATTTATTATCGGGGTTTGGGTTTGACGCAGACTGAGGCAGGTAAGATATTGGACATGAGTGAGGGTAGTGTAAAGGCATTGGAGAAGAAGCTGAAGGCTTTGGGCTATGCTCCGCCGAACTTGAGCGGTAAGCGAAGCGGTAAGCTTTTAGCCGGCTATGACATGTTCAATGGCAAGATCCCGGAGGAGCGGAAGAGCCGAAGGCGGGCAATGCGGAATTGTGTGATCACGACACAGATGGAGGTGGAATTATGAGAGCTGATATCCGGGAAAAAATAGATGAGATAGAGCTGGTAGTTGATGCGCTGGATGAGCTGAGCCAGATGATGCAGAAAAATAACATGGAGACGCCTGGGGGGACATGTATGGCGTTATTGGCGCGAAAGATCGAAAGTGAATTGAATGCATTGTGGCTAATACTAAAACGTGTTGACAGCAGTATGGCAGCAGAATAAATGGTCTTTGAACGTAGCAAACAGAATCAGGTGGTAAGTCGCCTGAGATTCCGGCATCGGTGACGGTGTTGGGCGTAGCTGTTTGCACGTGTTCAAAATCTCAGGCTATAAATAGATAGCTGAGAGCCACTCGGATGAGTGGGCGTTAGGTGCCCCGGCTGTAACAGGCTGGGGTTTTTTTATAATGTATAATGTAGAATGTAGAATGTACAATGTAGAATTAGGGGGAATGGAAGGCTTATACGTTTTTGCCCGCGCGCACATTTGCATAGGTGTTTTTGGATTTTGCTGTCTTGCTGTCTTGTATAATTTATAAATAACTATAAATAAATAAGATAAAAAATAAATGATGCAAGACAGGAGCAAGACAGGCAAGACAGGAGCCTCATTTTGCAAGACAGGAGCAAAAAGGCACAAAATAGACGTATACATTTAAGTGATAGGGATTTAGGTGCTATCAAGACAGCAAGACAGCAAAAAGGGCGTGTATATTTGGAGGAGCAAAAAAAAATTAGGATGTCATGCTTTTATAGGATTCTGGTAATGGATACTACGTAGCCGAGAATCTGGCAGGGGGGAGAATCAGAATTCAGGATTATTGGTTTGTAGTGCGCTGCGTTGAAGGGGATGAGGATTGATTGGTGGGCGTGGTAATCGATGGACATTTGTTTGAGTGTGGTTTCGGTGTCAATCTTGATAGCCACTATTTTGGTATCGAGTTCCCAGGGGTCGAAGACGGTATGTATGACCACGATATCGTTATGAATAATAAATGGAGCCATAGAATCACCATATACCTTTAGTGCTTTGTATTGGGTGGGGGAGGAGGCGTTTATGGGAAGCGGTACAGTGGAGATATCGGGGAAGGGGGTGAAGTCTATGGGATTGCCTGCGGCAATTTCGCCAAGGATTGGGATGTGAGCCGGGTCACGTCCGTGAGCGAGCATTGAGCCAGAACCTGTCATAAGCCAGGCGGCAGAGATATCCGGGTTGTTTTTGAGTAGATTTTGCAATGAATCGTACGAGGGTTGGGTTTTTCGTTTGATAATTGCGGATACAGATGTGGGGGTGATCTGCATATTTTTGGCAAGATCAACTTGTTTCCAGCGCTTGAACGCGACAATTTTGGAAATCCTATCTGTAACTGTGTCCATGTTTTACCTCACTTCAAGCAGCTAAAAATGAGTTTTAGCTCATTTTCTACTTGACGCATTAGCTATATCTCATTTTCTTTGCTTTGTTGTCATGACAACATAATAAAGCAAAATGGAGTCCAAAACAATGGAAGATTTTAGAATCAAGGTGAAGGTAGAGCTACTAAACCGGGGCGAGAACTTGAGGATAATGGCTATTCGCTTGGGTTTGAACTATGATTACTTGCTGCAGGTACTGACCGGCAAGCGTAACAGCGAGGAGTATGTAGCGAAGGTGAGGGAGTATTTGGGGATCAGTGAATAGTGAATAGTGAACAGTGAACAGTAATTGGGGATTGAATGATACATGAGCTAAAGCGGCAGAGCCTGGCGGCATATATAGGCGGAAATCAGGAAAAGGCGGGGCGGGCGACGCGGGTAAATCCATGTCCGCTTTGTGGGCATAGTGATTGTTTTACAGTATTTGAGAGCAACACTTATAAGTGTTTTAGCTGTGGCAAGAGCGGCTCAATCATAGACTATGTGATAGACAAGGGTTTGGCGGGGGATGTGTCCGGAGCGGTGGAGCTGCTGGGGAAGCAGTTTAACATAAAGCGTCAGGATGACGCTTCTACCGGCAAGCGTCAGGATAATGCTTCTACATCAAAGCGGGTGGAGATAGAGAAGGTATTTAAGCTGGCGGCGGAGCATTATCATGAGATGCTTTTGGCAAACAAGAAAGCCATGAATTATCTGCAAAATGTGCGGAAGCGTAGCCGGGGGATAATTGACCAGGAGAATTACGGATTTGCTCCCACCAGGACGAGCCTGACCAGCACCTTGACGCAGAAGAAGGTATCGGTTGAGCTTCAGCTTGCGAGTGGACTGGTGTGTAGGGGTGATGACGGCAGGTTATATGATTTATTTGGTAATGGGCAGATAATATATCCGATCTATATGGGTGGTCAAGTATGTGATTTTCAGGCGAAGCCAATAGACAAAGATAAGGGGCATGCGTGTCAGTTGCGCAAGGATAATAAGCTGCGCAACTGTCTTTTTTATGGTCAGGATGGCCTATATCGTGATGAGTGGATCATGGTGGAGGGCCCGGAGGATCGCAACGCTATTCTTCAGCTTGGCAATTATAACGCGATAGCGATATTGGGCAGCCTGAGTAATGAGCAGATCCAATATCTGGCGGAGCGGGCAGAGGGCAAGCGGATCTGGCTATGCTTTGACAATGACCAAGCGGGCGAGAAATACACGGAGAAATTGGGGATGGTGCTATCGGGTCCGGCACGGGTAGAGATAATCGAGCTGGGGGAGCACAAGGACATCGATGATTGGGCAAAGGGGACGGAGAACGCGGAAGAGGGCTTTTGTGAGCTGCTTTCCAGTGCCAAGGACATGGTAAACTGGAAGCTGGGTAAATTGCCGGAGCGGGAGCTGAATCCTTATGAATTCAAGGCAAACATCAGCCCAATCGTTGGATTGATAGCCAATGAGCCGGACGGCATGACCAGGACGGCGTATCTGGACAGTGTGCAGAAAGTGCTGAAGGCCAAGCCCAGGATGATCAGTGCGATTACAAAAGCGGTGAAAGAGAAGATGCAATCCGGGACTGATTTTGATGATGAAGTAGAGACCGGAGTAGCGCGAAAGGGAACGCAGTATGTAAAGATCACCAATGACAATTTCAAAATCATCAGCGACTTTGTGATGGACATCACCAGATATATTGAAGATGATTCCGTGCGTTATTATGAGGTATTACTACACACGGCAATGGGTAGCAGCAAGCCGGTGATTCTGAGCAATGAGCAGCGGATTGTAACCCGGCTTTTTGATGCTGCGCTGAGTGCCATGGGGCCATATTACTTTTATGGGTCTTTGAACGACCTTAAAGAGGTTTGGCAGCTTGAGGAAGAGCGGGCAGACATCAAGAGTTATACCTGCCGGTTTAACCGTTATGGCTGGATAAAAGATCACAGGATCTGGCTATTTGACAATTGCGCGTATAAAGATGGCAAGATGTATTTGCCGGAAGCTGATGAAGACGTGATCGTGATCGATGGGATCGGGTATCAAAGCGCGAACGTGCGGGTATATGGCGGTGACAAGCCGGAGCTGGACACCAGCGGGACACCGAGCCGGGAGTATGTGCACCAGATAATAGACAATGTGTGGGACATGTGGGACGCAGGGCAGACGGGGAAGTGCAAGACATTCAAGGGATTTCTGGCAATGGGCTATATGGCGGCGTGTGTTTATTTGCCGGAGATAACAGGGAAGGAGAACAAATTTCCGTATCTTTTGGCCTTTGGCCCTCCTGGAACCGGAAAGAGCGAGGCAATGCAGTTTATAATGAACATGTGGGGATTCAGGAATGGTGGCGAAAACTGGGGCGAGGCAACTCCGGCGGGGATAAGCATGGCAATGGAGCAGCTAAGCAGCGTTCCGTATTGGATAGAAGAATTTAGCAACACGATGGGGGCGAGTAACAATCAGCAGAGGAAGGTGGAGCTGCTTAAAAACGTATATAACCGGGTATCGAGCGGCAAGGGCGGCCTGCAGGGGAGAACGGTGTATGAGGTGAATGCGGCGCTGTTTTTCACAGGGCAGGACAGGCCGGAGAACCAGGCATTACTTTCCAGGTGCGTAGTGCTGCGTAAAGAGACGCCTACTGAGGCGGGGAGCGCGGGATATCTAAACTTGAAGGCAGAGGGCAAGAAGCTGACTTTGGTGTTAAGGTGGTTATTGGAGAACAAGGACAGCGAGAGCGTAAAGCAGTATTTTGACAACTTTAACAGATTGATGACGGAGCTAAAAACGCGTGTAAAGGCGAAGGTGGGGGATTATAACGAGCGGACGGCGATCAATATAGCAATAATAGCAACTGGATTCAGCATGTATGGCTATCATGCTCATGACACGGAGTTTTTGAACTGGCTGGTGGATGAGTGTGCTCTGGACATGACCAGGAAGCAGGCAGAGGACATAGTTTACCGGTTCTTCAGTGACATCGAGACTATCTTTAGTGGTGAGCTGCAGCGGGTGATATACCGGACGGATGATGAGGCGTATCTGTGTTATGGGGTGATCTATAACGAGTGGGTGAAGAACCTACGCAGCACAGGCATGAATGAATACATTGGGCGCGAGGGTTTGTTGGATTATCTGCGGAAGGACACTCATGACTATTGGATAGAGCCCAGTGAAAAGCAGGGGCATCACAGAAGATATTTTGAATATCAAGGCAAGAGTATGCAGGCCCGGTGCATTGGCGTAACAATTTCGCGGTTGCCGCAGCACATCAAGGAAATAGTGGAGGGATGGGACATTCCCGTTAAAGCGATATGAGCTGGAAATTTAAGATGAGAGAAGAAGAGCTTGAGACAAAGTATGTGCTGGTGGTGCAAGAGGTGGAGAAAGCAATTAGCGGCAAGATGCTGAAGTACTTTGAGATATTTGAAGCCGGAGCAATAAACAACATCCACGCGAAGCTAATGGAAGCGGATTCCAGATTTACCGTGGCGGAGGACTGGGAAGGTCTGGCCCATGCCCTTGATGAGTATTTGCGATCAATTAAGCTGGCGAGCGAACGAGTAAGCCGCGGGTTACATAACAGCGAAAAGGGCAGGATTCACATATTAAAGGCTGAAAGTGGGGTTAGTGAGCGTGAGTATCGGGATCTTTTGCGGCAGATAGGCGGGGTTGATAGCAGCAGAGACATGGTTTATTGGCAGGGGATGATTTTGATAAGGGCATTAAAAAGGAAGAAGGAGCGTAAGCATGGCAAAGCGGTGTGACAGATGCAAGCAGGCGTGGCCGGGGCACATGTGGTATTGTCCTGATTGTGGAATAGTGTTAGATAAGCCGGATCCGGAGAAGGCAAAGAATAGTGAGCAACTAACGATTGATGATGCCGGGGCAGGAGATGAAGTATTTACGGTAGTTCCAGGCACTGAAGATTTGCTGGAGAATTGGTAATGAAGAGGGACGCGGTAGAGCATCTTTTGCGGATGATAAAGGGGAAAGAGCCGCGTGTGCGTAAATGTGCTGACCGGATAGTGAGCAACATGGCTACAGATGTTTCAAATTGGAGTGATGTGCGGCTAAGTTTCAGTGTGATCACGCGGGATTACAATGGGATAATATTCCACAGCCGGGACGGACACAAGAGCGGATTTTATGACCGCAATGACAATCCCTGGGACATTAGTCTTAGGGGGGATGAGTATTGGGCAGCCTTGCTGCAGATCGTAAAATGGTATTATAAAAAAAGAAGCCGGTATATCCGGGGGAGGAACGATGTTTGAAGCGATAAGCGTTAGATTGGTGGCCTTGATAATCTATGCGGTGTTTATAACAATTGCATGGATAGTTCAAGGAGCAAAGGCCATGTGGAGAGAGAACAAGCAGATAATGCGGCTGCATGAGCGAGACAAGAAGATCAATGATCTAATAAGCTGGCAGGCTTCTGCGCTTGAATTATTAGACAAAACAAGAGAAGGATTAGAGGAAGCAGGGGGGCTGTTTGATAAACTGGAAAATGCGAATAATCTTATCCGTGATCTGGAAAGGCTGAACGCGGAACTGGTGGCTAAGGTGATGATATTTAAGAGCAGGTTTCCGTATAGGTTTGATATAGCGATGAGTGAAATTGAGAAGGGACAATCTTTAATTGAGAATGGAGAATTGAGAATTGAGAATGGAGATTATCCAACTGAGAATGAGAGCGGAGTGCTGCGCAAATTGGACATAGGCACTACGGCGAGCGCCGGTACAAAGGGAGGGAGAAGTGCTACAGCTTAGTTATGAGGCCTTACAGGCAGCATACAACCGATTGGGCTATCCGTGGTGGACAAAGCCTTATGATTTGAATTTGTTTGGGGTGCGGGCGAAGGGATACCGTCCGGATCATTATGATGATCGACTGGCTATCGCATATACGGACAAATATGGCAACAAGCTATTGTTTGAGGTGGCTGCGACTACTGATCCTGGGCTGTACTATCTGCAAAATCCGATGAATAGCCGGGGCTGCGCGTATTTGAAGCCGGGATATTACAAGGGAAGCCACTGCCTGGGGATGCACAAGGGTTATGCTGCTATCGTGCAATGCGGGCCGGTGACGGTTTACCGGATACGGAAGGCGGAGGACGCTTTGGATATTTCTACGATGCCCCAGGATACCGGGATACATGGGATCAACATACACCGGGCTTTGGCAAGCGGCCTGGCGGACACGGTGGGGAAGTTTGGCGCGGGATGCCAGGTGACGCCGTGGGCGGAGGACATGAATTATATGCGGGCGCTGGTGGCTATGCAAAGGACTTTTGTGGGGACGGACAGGGTTAGCTATGGGTTGATAACGGCGGCAGACATGGCGCATAATCATTGCTTATCTGATAATTGAACGCAGATTGAACTGATTTAACGGATTAACACAGATAAAAAAGAGGATAAAGATGAAACTGAGAGAAGACGAAGAGCTTTTGCGCCGTGATGACTACAAGCGATATAAAGAGCTGAGAGCATTGCCACTATCACACGCGAAAGCAATTGAAAGGATGGTTTTGGATGATTACGGCGTATCCAGGACATGGAGTATTGACCGGGAAGAATTTGAATGGGCAGTAAATGCTTATAAACGAATAGTTAAGGCTGAACGGGCAAAAGAACGCAAGGAAGAGCGCGAGATTGAGCGCTTGAGGAGATTGTAGAGATGGATACAAGAACAGGACAGATAGTGCCGCAGGATGAAGTGGATAAGATGCCGGAAGACTTGAAGAAGCATTTTAAGCCGGTGGCGGCGAGCGTGATGGTAAACCGGAAGCGGATGCGGATCCGGTTGAATGAGAAGTGCGGATGTGGTAGCGGACGGAAGTTCAAGAACTGCTGTTATATCGGGAAAGAATAGAACGCGGATGTTTGTCCACAGATTGGCACAAATTAACACGAATTAAAGGGGATAAAGATGACATACCAGTATTCGACAAAGCCAGAGGGCGTCACATACGTATGCGAAGCCACTGCCAATATAGACGGAATGAAAGTTAGAATCGTGAAGGAGATAGCCGCAGCGAGCATGGCGAAAGCAGCAGCCGAGTTTGAGGAACACCTTGATGGCGGGATAGACGAAGAGAGAGGATTTGGACATCACAACTTCACGATAGAGATAAGAGAAAAAGGCGCAGAGAAGCAAAGCATACGGTACAGCGCTTAGGGTAGCATCATGCCGATAGATTATAGTGAATATGGGATTGAGTTCATAGTGAAGAGCCGGATACTAAGGGGCTATGGGCGCTGCGCAATGTGCGGCGCCCGGCAGGGTGGAGAGAATCCGGAGACGGGCAGTGTGGTGATATTGACAGTGCACCACTTGGATGAGGACAAGACGAACAACGACTTGAAGAATCTGGCTCCGCTATGCCAGGCGTGTCATTTGGCGTGTCACCGTGGAGATGGTAAGCGTTTAGTATGGCACAGCTTGCATCGTGAGTATTTGAAGTGGGTTGGCATTCTTTGCCAGTTTGCCGCCTACTGCTATCCAGATATTAAGATTTCCAGAAATAAAGAATAATCAACAAAGAGGAAAAGAGGAAAGAGATGGACGACATGAAGTTTGAAGTAGATACCTGCCCGGCATGCAGATCCAATTTTACCATGAATAAGCCTAAGGTTTATATCACTAATCACGCAGCAGGCGGATATATATTAGGTTTGAAGTGCCCATGTTATAATTGCGGACATAAGGTAGAGTATGCCATGCTTTTTGATAAACCATTCAGGGCTGATTATGCGGTTAGAGCGATGGAGGCTATTGCACAACTGGTAAAGACATCCTTTGTGCTGGGTATAAACATTAAGGTAGAGGCTGTGCACAATGAATAACGATATCCGGTTAGAGCATGAGTGTAAGTTGCACGCGGATCCTGATAGCCTTGAGGGGATAATGTATCCTGGGATGAAGTATTACCGGTGGCAGTTTGTGGCGGAGTGTCCGCGGTGTCACAAGCGGGTTGTGGTAAAGTGTACGAACTTGAAGAATGCGGAGAAGGTGATGGCGGGATATCCGGTGTTGGTGAGGTTTCCGAAATGAGTGGTTTCACGCAGATGGCGCAGATAAAGGCGCAGATTAACGCAGATAAAAAAGGGGATAAAGCAATGACAGGAAATATGTTTGATGGTTTCGGCAGGGCGTTAGGATATCTTGCGCTTGTTCTGGTATTGATAACAGTGATATTGACGCTTTTAATACGCAGTTGCAGCGTTAAGTATGGGATAAGGGTATATAACAAGCAAGCAGAAGCCACGGCTACGGGAGACTAAGATGAGTATGCAGTATATCAGGGACACATACAATGTCCCAATAAAGAGAGGAATGAAGGTTTGTGTGGGCGGTAAAATTGGGTGGATAACAAGCGCAAGCAACGTTATACGCGTAAGGCTTTGGCGGTACTCCTCCTATTATCGCATATTTGTGCACCCAACGGATGATATTGCTTACCTGCTTCCCAGTGGTCAATGGCTTTATATGGATGTTTCGGATAAAACATTGGCGGCTTGTAAGGAATACTCTGAACACAGAGAAAAAGAAGAAAAGAGGATTTCCAGAAAAGAGGATGTTAAGAAGGGATATCCGGAGTTGGTGAGGTTTCCGAAATGATTGGTTTCCCGCAGATGGCGCAGATAAAGGCGCAGATTAACGCAGATAAAAAAGGGGATTAAGATGAATACTACTTATTTAAGCTACTGCAAGCTGTATGTGAGCGTCAGTAACAAACTGGTAGAACTGGCAAGGCAAGGAACTATGGCAAGAGATGCGTGGATTAAAAAAGCTGAGATGATAATGGGCTACAAGGAAGATGATCTGGCAATTATGGTGAAAAATGGCGACTTATGGGTAGCAGGGCTAAGGGTAAGTCCAGATGAAGAGGGCTGGCGCAAGCAAGACAATGTTTGGGTTCCCAGGCTAAGCACTAAGCTTGGAAAAGAGCACGAAGCCAAGAGGTTTGAAGTAGGGTGCTACAAAAACAACTTCAATAGATGGATGGAAGAGAATGGATTAGTTTTTGGCACATACAAGTTGCTTGGCGCTATGCGTGGCATGATGATAGACGTAAATGTGTTGGCTAATGCCGAATTCAACTCTTTTGTGTGGTGTGTGCCCACAGACGCGCCCGATGAAATACATGTTAAGGTGGATCAAGAGTTTGGCTGCGAGACCATTACAGGCGGAAAATATCTTGATGAATATTCTGACCATAAATACAGGATATGGTAGGGAGATCAAGATGGTGAAGTATAGCGAATTGACGCCATATGAGCAGCTGGCGGTGCGGCTGGACATGGGATTAATAAGTGTGAAGGGCATTGCGGATACGATATTGGAAGAGATCAAGGCAGACAGATTGTGTGCCAGATGTTGGAAGCGGGCGGATAAATGTGAGTGTGGTAATGGGCGCAAAGATGATATTGATGTATGATGAGCAGATAGAGAAGTTGCGGGCTGGCGAGCTGAAGCGGATCAAGGTGGGCAAGGCGCGGAACTGGCGGCCGGGCAAGATTCACATGGTAAAGACTTATCAATATGGCAAGGCGAAGGCTTATGCCAGGGTGGTGGCAATCCGGGACGCTGGGGACAGTTATGAATTGGAATTGGAGCGGGCTACTGCGTTTGATTATCTGAGGCAGGAGAAGCCGGACTATATGCAGTTGAGAATGGAGAATTGATAATTGAGAATTATGGTGTGCTGCGCACGTGGATTGGGCTTTAACACAGAGAGAAAGAGATGGGGCGTTATGCCTTGGTGGTAAACGATGAAGATGATGAAAGTGGTGAATGAGTACAGCCAGTATTTGATTGGTATCAAGGGTGTACGGGCGAGCAGTGAGGCGAGTTATCGGATGAAGCTGCTGAAGTTCCTGCGAACAATTGAGAATGGAGAATTGAGAAATGAGAATGATAAGCGTCAGGATGACGCTTCTACGATGGATATGCCGAAAGTGACGCAGGAGGATGTAGCGCGGTATATGGCGGGCTTGGTGGGGAAGGTGGGGATCAATACCAGGCGGATGACGGTGACGGTACTGCGCGACTTCTTTAAATGGTACAGTGGCAAGTATGGCGGGGGAAATCCCGCAAGGAACCTGGTGCCGATACGGGAATACATCAAACATCCTGATGTATTGAGATTGGAAGAGGTGGAGAAGATCATTCTAGCGGCGGGCAAGGATGCCTTCTTTCAAGTGCGCAATGCGGCAATAGTGTGTGTTCTGGCAGATACGGGGATCCGGGTGAGTGAATTGTGTGAGCTGCGGATAAAAGACATCAGCCAGGAGGAAGAGCAGTTTATTATGACGGTTCCTGCCACGAAGGGGAACCGGAGCCGGATGTTGCCGTTTGGTTATATGAAAGCTGGTAGTATTGTAGCGGAGTATTTCAGCTATTACTATGCGATGGTGCGCTACAAGATGGGCTGGATGCCGGATGATTATCTGTTTCAGAGAGATATGTTTTATTGGCGCAAGGTGGAAGGCGGCTGGGAGGAAGGTGCGGCGCGGAACTATTTGCCGGGTCCGCTATCGCGGCGTACGGTGCTGGACATAGTGAAGCGGCTGGCGCGTGAGGCGGGAGTGGAGCGGAAGGTAAGTCCGCACAGTTTCCGGCATTTTTACGCGACGTATCTGGCGGTGACGGGCACGGATCCGATCAAGATACAGCAAAGGCTGGGGCATTCGAGTTTGGACAGGACAATGATTTATGTGCACTATGCGGACATTGTGAAGAGCGACAGTGCCAAGAACAATCCGCTATCCAAGGTTGGAGCGGGATGGGAAGGCGCGGTGAAGACGCTGAAGATGGCGAAGCGGTTTAAGGGTTAATTTACAATGTACAATGTAGAATGTAGAATGAAGGTGTGCTGCGCACGTGGATTAGAAAACGTCAGGATGACGTTTCTACAATTAAGCTTCAGGATGACGTTTCTACGAGGGATGAATAGATGTTGATAAGTGTTAGGGCAGAGGAGGCATTAGCCAAGTATAAGACAGATGACGTGAACATGCGGAGCGCAATGAACTTGATGTTCATGAAGGACGTGGGGAACTGGGAGCCGAACGGACCGCACCAGGTGTTTTGGATAGACGCGTTGCACCGGTATCCATATACATTGCAATTGGCTCCGCCACGAGGGGGCAAGACCATGAGCACGGAAGCGGTTGACTTGTATGAGACAGCTACGAACGAGATGGAGGACTTAAGAATCTACGCACCGAAGCTGGATCAATGCAAGGAAACGCTGAAGTATCATTATGACTGGATAGAAAGGAGTGACCTACTTAGCGCGTTTTTGCGGAAGCGGAACGGGAAGCCGATATTGAGTAGTGAGACTTATGAATTTGTAAACGGGAGTAATGCCAAACTCTATACGATATTGGGCAAGATGGAGGGGCATAATGTAACGATTGCACGGGTAGAAGAGTTTGACGACTGGGATTGGGAGATATTTACCAACGTGATCACCAGGCGTATGGGCGCAGCCAACAAGAATGCGCGGGACAAGAGGGTAAGGATAACCGGAACGATAATGGGGGAAGAGAACTTTTTCCGGTTGTTTAATGACAAGGAATTGTGCGTGTTATTCAAGGACTTAAGCAAGCACGATAGCTGGGGGATAATAGACGTATGGCTGCTATTGAGCTTTGGCGGGGTATTGGATCCGGCGGCGGTGGCGCTTCAGCAAAAACTGATGAGCCCTGATGAATGGGCACGGAGCATGCTTTTGAAATTTACCGAGAGCAAGAACTTCATCTGGCGCAAGTACATCCGGGCAGGGCTAAAGCGCAGTGCAAGCTGGGGGATTGAGGCGGTGTATCCGGAGAGGGGTGGCAGATACATACGGCAGGGGGGTGAGAAGATCGGGATTGGGCTGGACTGCGGGCATGGTGGGCAGAGTGATGACAGCTCCAAATACAGCTTGCAGATATTTAGTGAAGTGCGGTTTGGCGTGGCTCGGTATAAGCGGTGGCTTGCCGGATTTAACTGGGCTCCGGATGTGGATAGCGAGACCCTGGAGAAAGAGATAATCGAGATATTGAGTTATTATAAGCCTGACGGTGGCTATGGTGATGCGTTGAAGATGGACTTGATATATTCGATTAACCGGAAAGCCTGGTACACGGGGCTGACAAGCGAGAATCCGGAGGACTATCCGGAGAACACTCCGGCAAACTGGGATAAATGGTGGATAAGCCCGATACACAATAATGACAAGACCAAGCATGAGATGTATCGGAGTTTGCAGCACGGGATCCACAATCTGGAGACGGTATTTCCGTATTTTGACCGGAAGGACGACAGGCCGGAAGCGGTGGCATGCAAGCGGCTACTTATGCAATTGGAGGGGATAAGGGCGACTAAGACGAAGGGGCGGTATCCGCACTATGCTGCAGAGAACAGTAAGATAGGTGATGATGATGCGGATGCTGCTGGTATGGCGCATTTGTGGCTGGAGGTAAAGAGCGGAGACTATGTGGACTTCAGCAAGGCGAAGGCGTTTGGGCGGAGAACGTTTAGGCTTAATTGAGAATTGAGAATTGATAATTAGGGTGTGCTGCGCATGGGATTGGGGGTTTTAACGTAGAGGAAAAGAAGAAAAGAGGAAATGAAGATTTGAAGATTTTAAGAAAAAAAAGTGGACGATTGCTTGACAAGTTAAATGGCTGTGGTATGGTGTGGCCATGATGAATCAGAAGGGTAGCGAGAACAAGCATAAGAAGCACTTTTGGTGCTATACGGATAGCCACTATTGGGCTACAGACGACTTTTGCGAGCCGGAATTAACCGGGCTTGCGGAGTTAGACGATACGGGTGCAGATGATCCATTAAATTATTATGCCCGGTGTCCGATCTGCAAGGAGTGGACGCGGGCCGTTCCTCATTATTATGCCAATCTACCCAAGATGAAGACCACGGGTCCCAGGACAGAAGAGGGGAAGCGGAGAAGTTCGCTTAACGGATTCAAACACGGGCGCTATGCGCGCCCTCACCATTTATTAGCCCCAGCCACGGGGAAGTACGACATTTGTGCGGCATGTGAAGACCTTGGAGAGTGCAAATCTGGAAGGATTAAGTACTGTCCGTATAAGCTGGATTTGATGGCGCGGGTGATTGCGGCTTATGAGAATGGCAAGCTGGACGACATCAAGAGCCTGGCGGGGATTACCCAGGGCAGAATGTACTTGGTAATTGAGAACATGCTGGGCGAGGTGATGAACAAGGGAGTGTTGCTGAAGAATCCGGTAATCAAGAATGGTGAGCTGGTGCGATATGATCATGATGGCGAAGAGCAGACTTTGTATGAATACATGATCAACCCGCTGATAAAGGAATTGCCGAAGGTGATGGGTGCGGCGGGCTTGACGAGTGATCAGCAGAAAATGAATCCTGCCCGGCAGGAAGAGAACAGCGAGGAGCTGCGTGGGCATCTGAAAGAGCCAACGGATCCGGTGAACTTCCTGAACAGCATGAAGGACTTGGTGGATTCTATTCGTGGTGGCAGTGCTCCGGACATAGCGAAGGCTATGCGAGAGGCGGATCCGGTGTATCAGGAGTACAGTAATGATGGCGAGAGTGAAGACGACGAGGACATTGAAGTGGGCGGGGAGAATCCGTTTAATTAGTTAAGAGTTAAGGAGTGCTGGCGCACGTTGATTAGAAAACGTCAGGATGACGTTTCTACAATTAAGCGTCAGGATGGCGCTTCTACGATATGGCAGTAAGCGTATAGAGTGATAGTGGTGGCAGCGTAAAAGACCGCGTAGGCAGGGAGAGGATATGGAAGCCTTAATAACCTGGATGGGCGGCAAGAAGCAACTGCGTGAAGTAATATCAAGACATATCCCGGAAGACATCTCCGGGTACATCGAGCCCTTTGGCGGAGCCGGATGGGTAATGCTGTACAAGGAGCGCTGGGCGCGTCTGGAAGTATGGAATGATCTGGACAATGAGCTGTATAACATGTTTATGCAGGTGAAGTTTCATCCGGAAGAGCTGATGCGCGAGCTTGACGGCATGCTGCATAGCCGGCGGCTATTTAGCGAGATGCTGAAGAACCGGGGGATAACCGAGATTCAACGAGCGGCGCGGTTTGTGTATCTGGTGCGGCACAGCTTTGGAGCGCTGAAGAGCAGCTTTGGCACGGGTAAAACGCAAAGCGGCGGGGTAAGGATGAGCCTGGCGCAGGAGCGGATAATGCCACTGGCAAAGCGGCTGGACATGGTGACTGTGGAGAATCTGGATTACCGGGACTGTATAGCCAAATATGACAGTGCTAAAAACTTCTTTTATGTGGACCCTCCATACTACAAGGGTCACACATATGAGAACAGCAGGGGCTTTGATCATGAAGAGCTGCGCAACATTCTGGAGAGTGTGCGAGGGCGGTGGTTGCTATCGTATGACGATTGCAGCGAGATCCGGGAGCTTTACCAGGGGTTTAAAATAGTGCCGGTGGTGCGCAAGAAAGGGATAACGCGGGCTCAGGACGACTTTAGAGAGCTGATCATTATGAATTATGGGGGGAAGTGATGAACTCGATAATATCGTGGGTTGGAGGGAAGAGGTTGCTTCGCAAGGAGATTATCCAATTGATTCCGGATCATAGCCTATATTGCGAGGTCTTCGGTGGAGCTGGATGGGTGCTCTTTGGCAAGAGCGGCGAGAAGCGAGACTGGGGGCTAAGTGGCAAACAGCCCTATACGGAAGTGTATAACGACATCAATGGCGAGCTTGTAAACTTCTGGAGACAGGTAAAGCATCATCCTAAAGCGTTGTCTGAGGAGATATCCAGGTACTTGGTATCCAGAGAGGTGTTTGACGAGACAAAGCGCGGATCTGGCCGGACAGAGATGGAGAGGGCGGTAATGTTTTATTACCTGCTATCGACCTCATACGGAAGCCAATCCAAGAACTTTAGCATCAACACGGGATACAGGTATTTGCCGTTAAGGGAACCAAGCAAGGTCGAGAAGGCAGCAGAGAGACTTAAGAATGTGATAATAGAGCACAAGGACTGGAGCGACGTCCTCAACAGATATGATGGGATGGGGACAATTTTCTATTTGGATCCTCCATATTATGAGCACGAGCTTTTGTATCGGCGAGATGGAACAGATAAGTTTCTTGATCATCAAGAGATGTCTTTGCGGCTGGCTAAAATAAAAGGAAGGTTCATTTTGAGTTACAACGATTCGGTAGAAATAAGGTCATTGTATAATGGGTTCAAAATTCGGGAAGTTGAGGCAACATACTCTGTAAGTGGATCCAGAACGCGTGAGACAGAGCTGATCATCACTAACTATTAAGATATTAAGATTTCCAGAATAGAGGAAATTAAGAAAGGGCATGATAGGGTTTATAAGAGTGAAGGAGAGAGACATGAAGAGATTAGGAGTATTGCTGTTGATGCTGATGCTGACGTTCAGTGTAATGTTTGCATTGGGCAACAAGAATGTGGAGCCGCCTGGTAGTGGTGATTCTTTGGTGAGCGGAGAGCTGCAGGCGGTAGGGGAAATGCGTCAAGATGGTGCTTCTACCATCAATCGTCAGGATAACGCTTCTACCATTGGGCTTCAGGATGAGGCTGCGGTTGATTGGTTAGGTGCTACGGCGAGCGCCGGTACGGCAGAGACTGGTGGGGAGCCGCCCGGCGGCAAGATAAGCCCTGCAATAGATAACGTTGTAACCGTGACTATAATTCCCCTGTTGGTGCTTGTGATAGGTCTTTTTTGGAAGAGCTTTGACAAGAATAGATTTACAATGTTGCTTTTGCAGCTTTGGGGTTTGATTAAGGATGCGGATAACTTTTTTGCTTTTCCGGATGCGGCACAGAAGAGATTGATAGAGGCCAATGGAATAAATGCGGCAAAAAAGTTGTGGGTAGCGGAGCAGGCAGTGAAGAGCATCAGGCAAGAGGATGTGGCGTATTTGAAGAAGAAGACGGGATCTTTGGGTAATGCAATTGAGCTGGCAATCAATATTTTTAAGACCGGCGCTGGTGCGATCAGCCTGGGCAAAAAGGTGATAAGTGTTTTCAAGTAAATCCCCAGATGGCGGGGCGCAAGCCCCGCATCCCCTTTGAGGGTTATGAGTTATGAGTTATGAGTTAAGAGTTAGCTACGCTTCGCTTCGAGGGAATGCGCTAACGCGCATGATGGGTTATGAGTAAGACTACATCTGCGATGTTAAGAGAGACGGTATTAGCTCCGCGTGAATTGGTTCTAAAGACAGGAAAGGGACCATGGGAGAACACCAACAGGGAGATAGCGCGTCGCGGGATTAGGTGGATAGAGCATCACGTAGAGCGGGACAGCCATTTTATGAGCACCATCGACACCAGGATAAGTGCATTAATTAAAAGCGGCTGGAAAATAGTTCCGGCGGCGAGTGAAAAGAATGGTAAGCTGATCGTGGCAGACCGGGACCTGGAGCTGGCTCGTTTTGTGGAGCATGTACTGGCTGATATGGGGGGCAGTTTTGAAGCGGACGTGATGGCAATGATGACGCACATCAGCCGGGGCTACAGTTTAAGCGAGATCAACTATAAGTATATAGAGCGGGGCAAGCACAGCGGGAAATTGGGGCTGGAATCGATCCGTTACAAGGATCAGGAGTTTTTTGGCTTTACATATGACAAATATGGGCACTATGACATCGTGCAGAATGATCCGGAGTACCGGAAGCTGGACAGACGGAAATTTATTCATTTTATAAACGGATTTAATGATGAGAATCCATACGGAATATCTAATGCTGCCGTTTGCGCGTTTTGGGTGTGGCTGAAGGAGAATGGTGCGCGGTATTGGAGTATTTTCCAGGAGCGTTTTGGTCAGCCGATAGCGATGTTGGAGGTGCCTGACAATCTGGACAAGGCGGCAGACGAACAGGCTGACCGGATAGTGGCGAGTGTGCATGAGTGCACAGCCTTGAAGGTTCCCAAGGGGATGGTGTTAAAGTTTTTGGAGGCCATGCGCACCGGCGAAGCGAATTATCGTGGATTTTTGGAGTTTGCCAACAATGAGATCAGCAAGGTAAACTTGGGATCCACATTGATGGTAGAGACGCAGAAGAACGCGAGTGGCAGCCATGCTTTGGGGAAAGAGCATGCCGAGATGATGAACATCAAACTGAGTTTTGACATCATAAGCAGCATGACAGCGATCAATCAGCAGCTTGTCCGGAGATTGATAGACTACAATTTTAACGACATCGAGAAGTATCCCAAGTTTCAGTGGAACGCGGTGAACAGCGCGGGCTTTATCACCTTCGCGCAGGGGATAGAGGCTTTACAGCGGACAGGGCTGAATATTCCTGCGAGTTGGGCGCACGAGATAAGCGGGATACCGATAGCGGAGAATGGGCAAGAGGTATTGGAACCGAGGCTGGCTGAAGTATTCCCGGTGGGCGGAATCGACAATAAAACAGTGAACAGTGAACGTGGAGCTGTGACCGGGGGAAAAATCGGGAGTGCTACGCAAGTTTATTCAGAGCGTGCTGCGGCGAGCGCAGGGACATTTAACAATGTAGCCGGGCAGGAAGCTAAGACTAATGACGCGGTGGTGCTGCGGGGGACACAGGAACTGGTAAAGCGCTGGCAGAAGTTTGTAGATCTGGTGGCAAGCGAGGGGATGTTTGATTATGAGATGCTGGTGAAGTATGAGGAAAAGGAATTTTCCGGGATATACCACCAGATGCTTATGATTGGCGCGTGCAGGGGGATAGAGACGGCGCAGCGAGAGGCGGCTAATGTAATGTATAATTTACAATGTAGAATGTACAATGCGGGGGCGGCTTCTACGTATGACTATTATTACAAGCCGTTTGACAAGATACTTAAGGAATTTAGGGCAAAGCGTATCCTCAGCAAGAAGGAATTCGATGAGCTGAGTGAAGAGATGAAGCGGAGGGCGTTCACTGTAGCAAGAGCGGATAGTGAGCGCGTATTGAGGAAGATCAAGGCAGAACTGGACGTAGTGATGGCTGGCAGGGGCGCTTTGCCCGACTTTTATGAAGCAGTGGTGGCGCTATTTGCCGGCTGTGGAGTATTGGGAGCGGGAAATCATTTGGAGACTGTGTTGCGCACGAATTTGCAGGTGACATATAATGAAGCGCGGCTGAAGGAGTTTACCGGGCTGGATGAGGGAGAATATCCGTATTTGCGGATAGAGATAGTGGACGATGATGCTACCCGGCAGAGTCACAGAGAATTAGCCGGATATACGAGGCGGAGGGGTGATCCTGTGTGGAACTGGCTAAGGCCTCCGTTTGAGTTTAACTGTCGTTGTACGGTTCGGGTGGTACACGTGAGTGAAGAGGTGGAGGAATCGGACTGGGTTCCTGACAGAAGCAGATATGAATTTTTACGATAGGCGGTAGTGTGTGATGACGGGACATGAAGAAATACTCCTGAAACAGATAATCAACAATCAGGACAAACACGAAGGCAAGCTGGACGACCTGGCTGATGCGGTTCAGGGAGTAAAAGACAATTTGGGCATAACTGAGCAGCGGATAATGGTAAATGTGCGCAAGGAATTTGTGCGGCACGAGGAATTTCCTAAACTTTGGAACGGGCAGATGGCGTGTAAGCAGAAAGAGCGCATGGAGAAGATTGAGAGCGGTACAAAGCTTGCCGGGCACTTAAAGACCTGGGTGGGCTGGGCATTGGCTGTGGCGATGTTTATTGCGAGCCAGGGCGAGAATATTTTAAGGGTGTTTGGGCGATGAATAATGAAGAATTAACAATTAAGGGTTGTGGAGTGCTGCGCGCGTTATTTAGAAAGCGCCAGGATAACGGCTCTACTATCAAGCGTCTGGAAGACGCTTCTACGGTGGGGAGGTAAAGATGGCAGGAAAGTATAAAGTGATAAAGGGCGAGAGCGGCAAGTACCGGATCGAGAGGGTGCCGATCTTCAAGCTGGGAGATATCCGGGGATTTTCCTATGACCGGGGTTGGAGCGAGCGGATGCTTGCCAATATGCAGCGGCGGGCAGAGAGTGGATTTTATCCGCCGGTGATTGTGGGTCACAATGGCTTTGGAAGCGAGCTGAAGGAAAAAGAGGCCATCGGCTTTATGACAAACTTTAGCGTGGAGTACACCGGGGAGGATCCCGATATTCCGATGGGGACGGTTTATTGCGATTTTAGTGACATTGGTGAGGAACGGATGCAGGATATACGGGACATGAAGTATCCGTATCGGAGTGTGGAAGTGTGGAATGACCGGGCTGAGTTTAGCGCGGTTGCGCTATTGGGCGGCACGGAGCCGTATTTCAAGTTTCCGCGTCTGGAGGTATTCAGCGCGGAGGATGGGAAGGCTGTGCACAACTATTCAATTGAGAATGGAGAATTGAGAATTGAGAATGATAAGCGGCAGGATCACGTTTCAAATGGCAAGCGCCAAGATGACGCTTCTGCTATCAAGCAAATTATGGCTGAGATGAAGAGGTTTTTCACGGGGCCTAAAATAGAGGAAAATAACCAAAGAGGAAAAGAGGAAGGTAGAGACATGGATGCTGAGAAATTCAAGGAAACCTATGGCATGAGTCAGGATGAGGCTGCCAAGCTTGCTGCGGAGGCTATGGAAGCGAAGGCGCAGGTAGAGAAGCTGCAACAGGATAAGCGCGCGGCCGAGAAGGCTGCATTTGCGGAGAAGCTGAAAGGCATGGGTGTGGCTCCGGCGGTGATCGAGAAGCTGCAGGCGGCAACAGACAAAGCGGAACATCCTGACCAGGAGATGACGCAGTTCATGGAAATATTGAGTGCAGCCAAAGAGGACAAGCTTTTTGTTCCGGTAGAAGAGACCGGGCAGCACGGTGACAAGGCTGACGCGGTGGATCCGGACGATAGCGAAGCGTTGCATGAAGCAATCATGAGCTATATGGAGAAGCACAAGTGCAGTTATCAGGATGCGGCGTCTGCCGTATTTAAGGAAATAGACAAACAGCGGGAGGGTAGATAGATGGCTAACGCAAAACAGGTATTGGGGCGTTTGACGCTGGTAGCAACTGGAAAGGTTTATAAGGACAGGATAGTAAGCCTGGCCGGAGCTCATACAGCGAACAAGGCGGTCGGGGTGGCAGAGTACACCCGCGAGATAGGAGAGACGGTGACCTTGCAGTGCCAGGGCATCACCAATGTGATTAGTGGTGCTGCGGTTGCTGCCGGGGCATTGTTGACTGCGGACAGTAGCGGCAAGGCTATTGCGGTGAATCCCGCAGCTATTGCCAGTGGCACGGTAGTGGAAGTATTGGGCGTGGCTCTGGATAGTGCGAGCGGCGCGGACTTGGAGATCAGAGCGTTTGTGTCTCCTCATGCAATCTCCGGTCTTTTAGACAGCGGAGCGTTGACTGCCGAGACCATTGAGATTGAGGCCGGCGAGACCATTACAGCCGGGTTGATTATCGGCGCAGACGGCAAGCACACAGCGAACAAGGCTGTGGGTGTAGCGGTGAATGGCGGCGAGGCTGAGGCGGCTATTGCGGTGAAGGTAAAAGGGACTGTAGACATCGTAAGCGGCGCTGCATTTGCGGTGGGCGACTATCTAACGTCTGACGCCAGCGGCAAGGCGGTGAAGTATGATCCCACCAACGTAAACATTGGTACGGTAATAGGCATTGTAGGTGTGGCCATGGAAGCAACTACCGACGCAGATCAGGAAGCCAAGATGTTGATCTGTCCCGGTACTGCGGTTGGCACCAAAGCATTAGGATAATAGGAGGGAAAGATGCCTGATATAAAAAATTTAAAATCGATGGAAAACAGAGTTCTGACGACATTCAGTCAGGGCTGGAACCCGCAGGACATGATCAACCGGATTGTGTGTCCCCCGATTCCGGTAACCAGAAGCCAGGGCGACTATATGGTGGACAAAAACGGGCTGCGCCTGTATGACACAGAGCGCGCACCCAGAACCCGCGCCAAGACCGTGGACTTTGAGCATGGCACATCGAGCTGGTCGACCAAAGACCACTGGCTTAGCGTGCTTTTGGACAAAGACGAGATTGAGGAAGCGCAAGCAACCGGACTGGAAGCTTTGATGAACATCAAGCAGGATGCGGTAAGCCTGGTGATGAATCTTTTGGAGGCCAAGCGCGAAAAGGCAGTTGCTGACAGAGTAATGGGCACAAGCTATTATCACAATGACTTTCAGAAAGACATTGCATCCACACCATGGAATGACCAAACAAATGGCGACCCGATTGCTGACATTATGGAAGCGGTCAAGGCTGTGCGCAGCGTTGGAGCAGTAGCGAATGCCCTGGTAATGAGTGGGGCAGTGTATGATGCGTTGTGCGTACACCCTGCAATGCTGGATTATTTCAAAATGCAGATGGGGCGTTTGACGGATGCTCAGATTTTGAGCATGTTCCGTGGAGTAACCCGGATTGTGATCGGAGACGCTACCTATAATTCCGGGACAGAGGACGCAGCTGTGTTGACCCCTTATTGGGGAGATCACTGTGCTGTGGTGCCGATCAACAGCCTGCAGGAGCTGAAACAGGGACGCAAGGCTCACACTGTGGTGTTTGACCGTCTCAATGCCTACAAGAGCCTTGAGCATGACGAGGGCGAGACCGTGCGCATGATTCAGAAGGTTGAATGGGGCATATTGACCATCAACACCCAGCATGGTTATTTGATTGAGAATGCCGTTGCGGAATTAAGCGAAGGCGAATAAGCGATGTATTTGGACCCACAGAAGATAATAGACAGGCTGCCGGGAAGTTATCCTCAGGCGTATAAGGACAGGTATCCGGACGCCGGAGAAGATCAATTGACCGGGATGTGGCTAAGCAAGATAGAGGCGGAGATAGCGCATTATAGCCGGTATATTGACGACAGTGTGGGGCAGCTGTATCCCAGGGCAGGGGTTTATAAGTTTCCTGCCTGGGATGCAGAGAATGCTACACCCGGAGTAATAGGCGAGATCTGTTTTGGTTTGGTGTATTCGAGTTTGCTTGACTACTTTAATCCCGTAAGCAAGGGTAGCGAGAGTGAAGACGAGAGCACCTACCGGAGCAGGGCCGAGGACATGCTTTCGCGAATTCGCAAGGGCGAGATAGCAATAAGTTTGGACAGCGGCGTGGCTCCCAAGGTGGACGTAAGCATAATAACGCGTGAGAACGTTTTTACCGAGCTTGGTTTTCGGAGTTTTGGTAAATGAACACAATGTTATTTGCGCTCAGGCAGATGTTGGATCCGAAGGCGGCTTCCAAAGCCGGGGGCGAGATAAAAAGTTATCTGCATAGCCGGATGGTGAAGCAATTTGTAGATTGCCGGAAGGGTGGAACCGCGAGAGGCGTAAGCTGGCCGTATTTCAAAAATCCGTGGTACACGCGCAAGGATGGTACGGAAGTGCCGATCTGGGGTGGCGTACTGCGGGCTGACGGGAATGGGCTGGTAAGAGGCAAGAGGCGGAGCAAAAATCCTGAGGGCAAGAAGCGATATACTCCAAACAGCGCGATGATGCAGAGTACGGGGATAATGAGGGGAGCCCTGCTGCATGACATGAGGATAAGCGAGCGAGCGATAGAGCTGATAACTCCGGTGGAGTATGCCGTGTATCAGAACGCGATGCGTGAGTTTATGTTTGTGGCGGACAGTGAGGCGGAGCCAATAGCAAGCATGATAGCGCGGAGAATGGGGTAGAGTTATGAGTTGTGTGACCTGCGTGTGCTATTCAGAAGTCGTCAGGATGACTATTCTACTGGCAAGCGCCAGGATGGCGCTTCTACTGGATGGGCTGGATGAATCGATTTGACCAGGTAGAGCAGGCAGTATATGAAATACTGAATGCTGATAGTGAGATAAAGGGTATGGTTCGGATGATTCACAAGCGGTTGAAGGACGTAAGCGGGTATCACGACCGGGTTCCGGCAATTGGGATCAAGTGTGTGGACATAAGTTACGATCCGGAGAGCGGCGAGGAAAGCGGCAGCGGCATTTGTGAGGTGGTAGCAGTGGGAGAATATGACGCTGCTACGGAGCAATGCGAGCGAATAGCCGGAGCGGTTTATGACAAGCTGAAGCATTATGGGGCTGCCGGAAGCGAGCTACAGCAGGATATAAACGGAATAAAGGTAAGCGGAGCGCGCAGCTTGGGTGGAGACATTGAGGGGCGCTTTTATGCGCTGGCGCATGTATTCATAAAGGTTGAGCTGTGAGCTGTGCTATAATTAGCAATCATGAGCTAATGGTTATGAGTGAATGGAGGATATAGTGGCTGAGACAAAGAAAGGAAGCAAGGCTAAGCCTAAAAATAAGGCAAAGGTCGAGAAGGTTAAGCAAGTTGAGAAGGTTGAGGATTCTGCAATCAAAGAGCAGGATGGCGTTTCTACGAAAGTGAAGATGGTGGATGAAACCGCAGTAAAACGTCAGGATGGCGTTTCTACGAAAGTGAAGATGGTGGAAGAGGCTCCTGTGGACCCTTCTGCTGCGGTGGAGATGATCCTGCTGAAGCAGGTGGGATATTTACCAATGGGCAGTGCCATAGTGGTGATGCCAGATAAAGTGGATGAATACATAACAAGCGGAAAGGCTAAGCGGAGGAACTGATAATGGCTTTAGTAAAACCGACAAAATCGATAACTATCAATGATTTCAAGAACATCTTGAAATGCAAGATGCACGCGTATCTGGCATATGGAACCCTGGCTGACGCGGAAATTCCCACTACCCTGGCCGCGTTGGGCACTCTGCAGAGCTCATACTTTAGTCCCCTGGGAGATCTGGCAAAGGATCCGATTGAATATGGCTGGGCGCGCGAGACGGAAGAGTTGCATGCAGGGAAAAAGCGCGGGCTGCTGAACATTGAGGGCAGCATCAAGTGCGCAAACGTGGGCAAGGACATGATAGATCTGCTGGACGAAGCAGAGATGGATGGCGACTGCACGATTCTATTTGTGCCGTTCAAAAACCCGACTTCCCCCAGCGCGCTTAATCCGGCAAAAGCGGTAATTGTGCGCGGGGTGAGCATTGTGGATAACGGTAAGGGCAATGGCAACAACAAATATGGCGAAGTGGTATTGGAATTTAATGCCCAGCCAGATAAGATTGGCGATAGCATCAAGATATTGACGCTCACAGCTTAGGGGGTAAATAATGCCGAGTTTAACTATGCCCACCAATGTGGTGGAGATAGGTGACTATCAGAACATCTTGAAATGCAAGATGCACGCGTATCTGGCATATGGGACGATGGAAGACGGTGAGATCCCGTCAATATTAAAGGAGCTTGAGGCCATCTATAACCCACTTGATAGCGAGCGGTGCGTATTTGTTCCTCTGGGAGATCTGGCAAAGGATCCGATTGAATATGGCTGGGCGCACGAGACGGAAGAGGTTCATGCCGGAAAGCTACGTGGTCTACTGAGCATTGAGGGAAACATAAAGTGCATCAACGTAGGGCAGGACATGATAGATCTGCTGGATGAAGATGGTATGGATGGCGACTGCACCTTGCTGTTGGTTCCATTTGGCAACCCCGGCTGGGAGGAAGTGGGTCCTGATAACCCAGCCTTTGCAGTAATTGTGCGCGGGGTGAGCATTGTGGATAACGGTAAGGGCAATGGCAACGGCAAGTTTGGCGAGGTGGTATTGGAATTTAATGCCCAGCCGGACGAGATTGGCGACAGTATCTTGCTTTTGAAGTATGATGAGGTTGAGCTGGTTTAGTGGCATTGTGGTGGCGGTGACATCTCGCCGCCGCTCTTTGTGTGGAATAAAGAAGCAATGATGGTGGAGTGCTGCGCGAGTTATTTAGAAAGCGCCAGGATGGCGCTTCTACGGGAAGAGGATAAGAGGAAAAGAGGAATATAAGAAATGAAGAAATATGACAATGATTATAGCGAGAGCTTCAGAAAATTCAGCGTAAAGACTACTATGCGGGTGCTGTTGCGTTTGCGTGTGATATTGAAGGCTGTTGGGCTGGATGCGGTACTTACCACCGGGAAGGTGCAGAGTAAGCAATTGATAGCTGGAATAGTAGCCGCGCTGGAAGATGGCGGGGTACTGAACGAGTTTTGCCAGGTGGTGACAGGCAAAGATGATCACGACTTTATGGATGAAGAGGCCGGGGTGGTGATGTGGGTAATGTATGATTTTTTCGGCGCTTTGTACTGGCAAATGCCTCAGTCCTGGCGGGAAGGCATAACGAAGTCAGTACAGGAGTTGGTGAAGGTGGGACAAATAGCAATGATGAAGGCGGCTGGTGGAACGATCCAGAAAATTGGGTCGACAGCGAGCGAATGAAGGACCAGGTAGGCGACATGTTGATAGACGTAGATTATGCTTTGGCTAAGATTGGGATTAGTCATCGCGAGATGGAGCTGGCGGATGCTCATTATATGATAAACAAGCATAATGAGATGATAAGTGAAGGGAGAGGGATACAGGAGGACTGATGGGACAGATGAAGAGCGTACAGCAGAGTGTGGTAGCCGGGCAGAAAGGATATGACCTGAATGAGTTTAAGAGCGGAAGCACTGCTACGGAGTTTTTGCCATGCCGACAGATACGGGCGAACGCGGATGGTGACTATAAACTATATTTTGCGGGGCGTCCGGATGATGGGCTGGCATTGAGCATGACTGCCGGAGAGATACTGGACTACGCGCTGGTGAAAATAACTAATGCAGATGGTAGTGTGGTGGATAGCGGAAAGATATTGGTGGTGTATTAATGCGTAATGGATTGGGCTGCGGTCTCGGCGCGCATCGGAAGGTTGGAGCGAAGCTTGACGCCATTATTGGCTACATCGGTGGCGTAAAAATCCCGCCAATCGAACATGATGGCTATAACTATCTTGCGTTCAAAACCTCTGGAGTGATAGTAATCAACCAAGAGATAGAGATAGATTATCTTCTTGTTGGTGGCGGCGGTAGCGGTTCCGTGGGCGGATGGACACAAGGCGGAGGTGGTGCAGGTGGCGCAGTATTTGATAGCGAGATCTTTCCTTTGGGTGAGTTTGATGTAGAAATTGGTGCTGGTGCAGTTGGTGGGGATGGGGGATCCAATTATGGCTCATACAGCAGCATTAACCTTCCTGCGCCAATTGTAGCCAAAGGAGGAGGCAAGGGCGCTGCATACTCGAGCGGCGAAAATGGCTATCCACAATTAGGCTCTGCACAAGTGGGCGAATACGCATCAGGTGGTGGAGGCAATGGCACTGGTGTCAATACAAACACATATATAGGTGGAATTGGTGATGGCGTTCAGGGCAAAAATGGTGGCAGTGGCGTTTCGTCAACTGTGGCGGACCCAAAAAGCGGTGGCGGTGGCGGCGGATATACTTCCGCTGGAGGCAATGGAGTAAACAATATTGGCGGCAATGGCGGGGATGGCATACTGCTGACAGATGCTTTGGATGGCGCAAACCACACAATCTTATCCGTTCCAGCATCTTATTGCGGTGGCGGTGGTGGCGGAGCAGGTTATGGCACTTCCCCGACTGGCGGGATTGGCAAAAATGGCGGCGGCAATGGCGGCGTAAGAAACATAACTAACGCTACTCATGCCACAGCTAATACTGGGTCAGGTGGTGGCGGTGGTGCTGCGAGCGTGAGCGGTGGTAATGGCGCTGACGGCATATGCATACTTAGGTGGGCAATATGAACAAGATTCAATATTACGCGAAAATAGACGGCGGCATTGTCGTGAGAGTTATCGCTTGCAGCGGCAATACGACAAAGCCAGGATACATTGCCGTTTCAGAAGGATCTATCGTAGGCATTGGCTGGACATACGATGGTGAGAGCTTTATCCCGCCAGAACCACAGGAGGTGGAAGATGAAATTGACTAATACATGGAAACACTTTGGCGTTATGCTGGCAGTAGGTCTGCTTGCATGGGCGTTTGCGTTCTTTGGCAAGGCGCAGGGATTGGGATACTTCCCGAATATCGCTGCATTTATGATTTCGGCATGGGTAGAGTACAGGCAATGGTCACGAAGTAAAAAGCCATTCTTGGTGCTACTCAAACAGCGTGGGCTGGACTCGCTGGTTGACATCTTGGCGGGCAATACTGGATTCTTTCTTGGCTACAATGTATTGCTGAGATTGGCTGCGGGGATATGGATAGTATGATGAAGGGTGAACGGTTATGATTTGGCTCCGCTTCGCCGCGAAGGTCGCGAGTGGGGCGGTACAGGTAAGTGGCAGGATGATGATTATATGTTCAAACGTCAGGATGATGGTTATACACTCAAGCGCCAGGATGGCGCTTCTACGGGAGGGAATAGATGGCAAAGGCGACACTGGCACTTGAGATAGATTTACGGGCGTTTAGCGCTGGGCTGAAGACGGCCTTGAAGCTGGGGCAGGAGTTTGGCCGGCAGATAGATGGCGCGCTTACGGGCAAGGTGAAGTTGGATACCGCGGCATTTGACGCAGAGCTGAAGCGGTATGAGGCGAGCTTGCAGGGGCTGAAGGGCGAAGAGATTAGCCTGGATACGAGTGGTGCCGTGAGCGGGCTGGAGAAGATTAGCCAGGGAGTGGTAAAGGCGGAGCAGCAGACTACCACCAGCGTGGGACGGATACGTGACAGGCTGGCAGTGTGGGGTTTTGCGATTCGCGGAGTAAGCAGTCTTTTGAACATGGCCGGGCAGGGGGTGGAGTTTATTATTGGTGCGAGCCGTGAAGTGGAAAGATTGCAGCTAAGATTGCACGGGCTGTATCAGGATGCAGGGCTGGCAGCAGACGCGTATCAAAAATTTGAAGATGTGGCGAAGCGGACTCCGGCAACATTGCAACAGGTGACTGAGGCAGGTGCTACGCTAAAAGCTTTTGGACTGGACGCTGTGGCGACATTGGACAGCGTGGTTGACCTTTCCAGCTACATGGGCATGGACTTGGTGGAGGCGGCTTCTGCTGTGGGGCGCAGCTTTCAGGGCGGTGTGGGAGCGAGTGAGATATTCCGTGAACGCGGTGTGATCGCACTGATCAAGAGTTTTAACGGAATAGAAGACTTGACTAAGCTGACTTTGCCGGAATTTCGCAAGGTGATGCTGGAGACTCTGGCTGACCCTGCGGCTGGAATTGCCGGGAGTGCGGAGAGGATAAGCAAAAGCTATGCCGGTGCGGCGAGTAATATTGAAGATGCGATGTTCAGACTAAGGCAGCAACTGGGGGATGGGGTGTTACCGGCATTGACCAAACTGCTAAATGTGGGGATAGATGTAATCGACTGGTTTGCGCAGATGAATAGCGGAGTGCGGGCGGCAATCGTGATATTGCCAATAGCTACTGTGGCTTGGTATAAGCTGGCGGCGAGTAAATTGGCAGCGGCTACGGCATCCGGGACATTGACGGCGGCTATATTGAGCGCTGTAGCGTCGCTGAAGGCGTTTTTGGTGACTATAGGGCCGGTGGGCTGGGCGTTGATGGCATTGACTGCAGGGGTGACGGCATACGCGATTGCGAGCGGGAAGCAATCTGCCGCGATGAGCGAGACCGAAGGCAGGGCTGCGGAGCTGAGCAGTGAATTTGACTACTTGACCGGGAAGATATTGGAATATAAAGAGGCAACTGATTTGACGGCTGCCGAGCAAGAAAAGATGGCGGGGTATATCGACCGCCTAAATGAAAAGCATCCAGAGCTATTTAAGAATGTAGATTTGATGCGGGTGGGCTATGATGAAGCGGCTAAGGCTATCAATAGCGCAAAGCGAGAAATAGATGGGTTGATTGACAGCATGATCCGGCAAACAGTGGTAGAAGAAAACAGTGAACGGATAGCCAAGCTGGTGCGGGGCAGGGCTGAGGCGCAGAAGGCAATAGGCGAGCTGCAGGAGCAGGTGAGCAATATGCAGAGCAATCCGGCATTGAAGGGCAGCGTATATGAAGCAATGCTGGAGAGCCAGATCAGCGCGTTGGAGGCGGGAATAATGCGAACCCGCGAGAAGGAACGCGAGCTGCGCGAGGAAATCGACAGAATGGTAAGCGGATTGGGCGGATCCGGTGGGGATGCAGAAGGCGGTGGCGGCGGCGGCGGTGGCGGGGATGACTTCACAAATGAGCGGTTAGCGTTATTAGACGCGTTCTATCAGGAAATGAAGTGGAAGGCTGCCGGATATGAAGAGTATATGATTGGCGTGTATGCCGGTGAGCGGGATGAGTTTATCCGGGTGGTTAAAGACAAGGATAAGGCTATAAGCCAATATGATGAGCGGATAAGGCTATTGGGCGAAGAGCGGGCTGAGTGGGAAGCGAAGCTTGCCGCGATGAGTCCGGCGGAGCTGGCATTACTGAAAGAGAAAGAGGATTTGACTGCGCAGTATTATGAAACGGTGAAGTGGGCTGCGGATGATTATCACGCGCGGATGCTGGCTCAATATGAAGCGGATAAGCTGAAATATATAGAGGTGGTGGGAGACAAGGAAAAGGCAGACGAGCTGTATCAGATTAAGGTGGAGAAGCTGGAGCGCGAGCGGACGTCCTGGGAAGCGGAGCAGATGAGCGCGCGGATCAATGCCGGGCGGCTGGAGAATAGCGAAAAGATAAAGCAGCTTGACCAGCAGATAGAGAAGCTGGAGAAGTGGAAAAGCCTGGGCTTAAGCGTGGACGATGAGCTGAAAGCGGCGTGGGTGAGCTACCACGAGACGCTAAAGGCGCAGAGTGCTGCGAGCAAAAAAGCCTGGGAGGATGCTTCTTCCGGTAAGGTGGATGCTACTGAGGCGGAGATCGCCATATTGAAGGCTCTGTATGAAGCGGACTATGAAGCGTATCTGGTGGCTTTGAATAACCGGAATCAGGCTGAGCTGATGGTTCAGGAAGCGTTGATGCGCGAATGGGAGCAGGACAATAAGTTTAAGGTGGGGATGATTAACAGCATAGCTGACAGTATGCGCAGCATGTGGATGACGGTGTTGGACACGAGCATGACCGGGAGCGAGCGGATCCGGGTGCTTTGGGGAAGTATGGTAAATAACGTTGTAAGCCTGATAGGTAACATGAGCAGTGAGTGGATGAAGAAACAGGTAAAACAGCTTGCAATGAAGGCGGCGACAGACAAAGCAGAGACTAATATTACTGCGCAGGGAGAGGCGACCAGGGGAGCGATAATAAAGGGAAGCGTATTGGGTCAGCTTGCGATAAAGGTAGCGGCTGCGGTAAAGAGCGTGGCAATATATTTATATGAGACTGCGGCAGCTTTGACCGCGTTCTATGCGAAGATATTGGGTCCGTTTGCGCCGATTGCGACACTGGGAACAATGGGGGCAATCGTGGGAGTTATCAACGGTTTCAGAAAGGGGTTTGCGGGTGGTGGATACACCGGAGACGGCGGACGCAATGATGAAGCCGGAGTAGTGCACAAGGGGGAGTATGTATTTGAGCAGCCGATCACCAAGAAAAACATTCGGGGTTTGGCGTGGCTGAGGCAGAAGCTTCAGCAGGGGGTAAGCATCGAGGAGATTATTCCTGCTGTGAATATGCGCTATGCACCGGTTCCTATCGTCGCCGGAGGGGGTGGATATGCCGGGGGTGGCTATGTGGGCAGAAGGGATTCTGACGGCGAGCTTTTACGCGAGATAAAGGCATTGCGCAAGCTTTGGGAAGGTGGGGTAAAGGCGAAGATGAATATAGGCCGGCGAGAGATGAGCTTAGAAATGGAAAGGGGCATAATGGAACGCCAGGGGGTAAGATGATGGCTGGGCGGTGTAGCTGAATGGTAGAGCTGAAGATATTTACCAGTGATGTGTATCCCGGAACATTGAACCGGACATATATAGACATTACCGATCTTAAGATTGATGCGCGGAGCTGTAGCGGGGTTGGTTTTACCAGCCAGGAGGCGCGGATGGCTGAGGTTGAGCTGGTAATGGACGACTGGCTGGAGGAAGCGATTGTTCATGGCGGCACGGTGGGGCTGAATTATACCGGGTTTTCGGCAGAGATCCGGAGAGATGGAGTGGTGATCTTTTGTGGATACATCCGGCAGGATGCTGACATTATTCGTGACGGTCATTTTGATCTGAGGCTTATACGGCTGCGGATATATGATATATTGTGGCTGATATTGGATTTTGCAGAGGGCAAGGTGCGGCAATTGACAGAAGGTGATACCATATACCCGGCGAGTGGTCTGGCGGGATGGTTAAACTGGCTGTTGGGTCAAATGCCGGCAGACATGGCGCATAACATTGAAATAAGCAATGATTATGCAAGCCTGGAATGGGCGCCCTATTTTGCTCCTGGCATGGCTATTTTTGACTGGCAATATGACAACACCTTACAGCCTGAATATGGGAACGTTGTGCGCAGAAGCATCGTAATGTATGAAGAGGGGGGTGAGCTATATTTTGAGTATTGCCTTCATGATACTTTTCTGTTTTATACCACAGTAGGGATATATGTAAATGCCACGTATTATCAGCACATGGTGTGGCAGAAGTATCGGGTTATGGACAGGCGTATGGGCTGGTTGGAGATAGTAAGCGACAGTGGTGTGCAGATGGTGGATCATTCTACCAATGCTCTTCCTGACGCTGAGGAGGCTACGCTCAGCGCCTGGATAGCGGGACTGCCGAACCTGGTAGATAGCTTTGACGTTCATGAAGAGAATGGGATAAGTGAGCTACGGTATGACGGAGTGGGGTATTTGATCCGCGAGGGCGGATTTTATATGGCATATCATCCGGATGAAGCTGTTTGGGTGGGGGACGGAGATGATGAGAATGAAGACAGCGTATATGAAGTAGATCTGCTGAATTTCATAGAAGACATGACAAAGCTATTGTGTGCCTGGCTGGATGCGGATGGGTGGACGCTAAGAATCAAGAACAGGATGGTGTTACCTGCCGTGAGTGGCTATAGCATTCCAGATGAAGAAGTGGTAAGCTTTCGGAGGAATAAGGGTAGCGAAAACAGCATGAGCATGGACTTAAGTTATTTGGTGCACGGCGACTTGATGCGAGAGGGTGTGGAGCGCTATTATAATGAGATATTTATTGATCGTTTACCATATAGTTATGAGCTTGAGGTTGTCTTAGCGGAGCATGAATATTCTGTTGGAGACGTGGTGGATTATGATGGCTGGATAATTATGATAACAGAGATTGATGCTGACATATATGGTAGAGAGGCGCGTATGCGCGGGGTTGGAGGTTCCATATGATAAAAACAATTGGCGGTTTTGGCGGTGTAAGGCTGGATTTGACGATAAGCGAGAGCGAAAGCTATAGTGTGGTATTTGACCGGAAGCGGGCCTATTGCAGCCAGCCGCGAATAATTCCGGACGGGTGGAGCAAGAAGACAATCAATGGCAAGAGTTTGCAGAAGATAGATGGATATTGGCTTGTTTTTAAGGGTTTGTTTGAGAACGTGGCTTTGGGTGATGAGGCAAAAATCCGGACATTGATGAAGATAATTGGCCGGAGTGGGGCAACTGGCATAGCAATCCGCTTGTGGCCTAAGTGGAACGAAGAGATGGCAGTGTGTGTGGCGTATGATGTTCGTTGTATAAGTGAATGGGGTGTGGATGACGTAAATGACAAGCGTTCGATAGCCCAGAGAATAAAGGACATGGAGTTTGAGACAGCCGAGCGGGTGAGTGAGCCTCCTTATTTTGAGGAGCAAGAGACGTTGCGGGCTTTATTGGTGGACGAGGGGACTTGTCTGGCAGTAAATGGTAAAATATTAACGGTATGAGGAGTGAGAGATGGCAGACGAGATAGTAACGATAAGAGCGGATCAGCTTGATGAAATTACGGGGGAGCCGGAAGGCGGCATGATCGTTGCCTTGCATGATGGAAGCGGGATATTGCCGAGCAAGAAGATAAGCTGGACAAATTTAAGAGCCTGGATATTGAAAAGCGGCAGCATCATTGAGAGCATGATAGCACTCGGCGCAGTGACGGCAGCGAAGATAGCAAATGGCGCTATCATTGCCAGCAAGATTGGCGCGGGACAGGTGTGGACAAACCACATACTGGACGGAAACATTACTGAAGCCAAGATTGGATCTGGAGCTGTGACTAACGCGAAGGTCGCGAGCGGGGCGGTGGGAACCTTACAATTGGCAGATGGCGCGGTAACGAGCAATAAGATAGGAGACAAGGCGGTAACGAGCAATAAGATAGGAGACAATGCGGTAACAGATGACAAGATAAGTCCATCTGCAGTAAGTACTGATCATATCGAAAACAATTCTGTAACTGAGGCAAAGCTGGCGAGCGCGGTTTTATCCGGGGTGGGCAGGTTTAACCGACTGGAGGCAAGTTCTGCCATTGGGAACGTAAGTTATTCTTCTCCGCCCAATTATTCTGTTGATGATGAATATACACATATCTTTGACTTTGCGGCTGGATTGGATCCAGTGGTATTGATTGAGCAACGTACGCAGCCATTGGTAGAGATTGCCGATATCGCATTGAGCGGGGTATCTGCGGGAATAGACAGGATAACGGTAGTAGTAGCAGGAGAAGCGGGGCGAGTGGCCGATTATCGTTTGATTGTGGTGCTGGTGTGATGAAAAAAGCTCAGATATTGCGGCACATGGAAGCACGGATGAAGCGGCTGGATGGCAGGATAAAGGGCGTGGCGAGCAAGCAAGAATCAAGAGTAATAGGAATGGACATATATGTTCAGGCGGAAGAGCCTCAAGCGAGCGGGGACTATATCTGGATAGACACTAAAGGCATAGATTTAGTAATACAATAGGAGAATATGATGGCTGATTTAAAGGCAATTTACATGACAGAGGTAGAGTTCCATAATGGAACAAGTTGGACGGAGCTGAAGGTGGTATATGACGCATTGGTTGAAAGCGCAAAAACCGGGTATATCGTTCTGTATAGTGCGGAAACGCCGCAAACGGCGCCTTCCGGGATGAGCGTATCGGTAAACTTTCAAGAGTTAACTATGCGTGGGGTAGATGGAAAATATACGGCATTTCATGATGGAAGCGGCGGCATAGGCAGCACGCAGAAAAGCATAATGATAAGATATAAGCTTGCGATAGGCACGTGGACGAGTGAAGAGATAATCACAGTAAACCAAGAGTATCATTATATGATGATCAAAGCTGGTATGCCTGAGGATCCGTATAGCGGGGCAGGAAGTACTGCCACAGTGAACCAGAGCAATGCCAATGTTGCGCTAAAGCTTTATTTCCCGGCATTTACTTCGAGTCAGCTGAGTTCCAGTGCCTTGACGCATCTTAAAAACTTGCTGCAAACAAAAACAAATTGGGTTGTTATCTCGGTGGGGCCGCAAGGCATCCCGGAATTTGTAACGCCTGGGACAATAACGGTTGGAGAGCCTACGGCATCGGGGGCGGCAGACTATGGTCTGGCAAAAATACTGGTTACCTTGAGCGTGGCATTGACTTTTCCGCAGAGTGGCACGTATGATCTTATTGCTACCTTTGAGAGCAATGATTCTGATAGTACTTATCAGATTCCAGGCGGGCATACGGTAACGGCATCGATATTGGTAAACACCGGGTCTACTTCTCCTTTGATTGTCAGCTTTGACGCTGACGCAACGATGAGCGTAAGCATTGCCTCGGCATGATATTTGGACGTAAAACCGTAATAGCAGGGATCCGGAATAAGGATGGGACAAGGATCTTTATTCCGGAGAAACTGCGTTTGAAGGGAATACGGTATGTTCAGCCATATAGCTTCAGCCGGACGGTGGCATCTACTGCACCAATGTATATAAGCATGAAGGCGGTTTGTGCTTTTCGGGTATCGATTCTTTATAACAGAGTGGTGGTTACCGCGCCTTTTACTTCTGCGTTGATGAAGCGGTATATCGATAAGGTTCAGGCAGCGATGGCAACGAATCCTGGTGCGAGCAGGTATTTGATCTATGACCGTTTGGCGAGTGGGACAATTTCTTTTGCTTCACCAGAAGACAGGGCGGCTCCTTTTTTGAGAGGCAAGGGAGAGGTTGTGCCAGGATAATTTATCATTGACAGAAAGGCAAGGGCAAATAGTTTGACGCATAGCCTAACGCTAACGCTTCTGCCGGGTGGCTGATCAGCAAAGATCAGTCACCTTTTTTTTATGAAGAGGGTCTTATATGAAGATGATTGAGGGGCTCTTATATGAAGAGCCCCTTATATATAGAGTGAGGTTATTTCTTTGCGAGCCGGGTGAATGGGGGAGAAGCTGACATTAGCCTGGTGACTTCTGCATCGGTGAAAATGTGCTTGCGCGTGGTAGGTTTGTCCGCTTGGTGGAGAGGGGTGATCTGTCCGCGTTTTACCCATCGCAGGAGTGTCTGGCGGGTGACGCGCATGGCCTGACAGACCTCGATGGACGTCCAGAGGCGTTCGCTATCCAGGAAGAAGAGGGATCCGGAAAAGCTGAAATTGTCGATATCCAGATGGGTGCCGATGCGGGGGTTTTCGTAGCGCAAGATTAGGACGTTTTTGGCATCGTAGAAGCCTTCGCCAAGGTACCATGCGGGTGGGTCCGGAAGGATGTCCGCAGGGGATGGGTCGGCAATATCTTCCGGGATGCAGCAGCCATCCGCGGTGGGAAGGAATGAGACAAAGCGGATGCCGGGCGTGTGTGCCAGGTGATCCGCCAGGAAGTCCGTGAAGCGGATTTTGGCGTCCTGCAGGCTGTGGGCGTTGTAGGTTTGCAGGATTTTGGTGCGACCGCGGGGGTCGCGACGTTTTATTGTGTAGATCATTAGGTTCTCCTATTTTGTCATGAATGGGCATTTATATGAAGAGCCTCTTATACAGAGACGATGAAGGGGCCTTATATAGGTTGATTCTCCTTGGCCAATTCTCTGAGCTCATACGCGAATTCGCCCCAGCGCTGATTGAACTTCGAGCGCGCGCGGCGGCGGGGCTGGCCGGATAAAGTCTCGATGTGGGCAGCCTGGGCGTCGATCTCGGCGCGGTGGGCGGCATAGATTGGCCGGGCGGCAGCGATGCGAGCGGAAGCTTTATCGGCGCGTATGGTTTCCATCTCTGCCCGTTTTTGTGCTGCCAACTGGGCTGCATTTTTGCGGCGGGTCAGGATTCGGCGAAGGGTGGGGGACATTGATACACCATCGAAGTCGCATATCATTGCGCATACTTCCGGATATTCCTCCATGGAATATCGGGCATGTGGACCGACGTCTATATCCGGACGGTCATAGTTCGTGGATGGCATATGCTCACTCACGCGAACGGTATGTGACTCGTTCGCGGCTGGGTGGGAAACCCAGATATACTGAGATTCGGATATGCTGCTGGCTGATGTTTCACATAGATATCCACACGATCTCAGGTTCTTTTCTATCCGGTCGCGGATAATTCTCGTTTTCATCTTTTTCTCCTGCCCCGGATCCTTTTCGATCCTGCGAGCCGTCCGCGCTCAGGCGCGGTCGGTGGCCTTTACTGCCCCACCTGGCAGCCCCGGCATCCGGGGTGAGTCACACTATCTGGATACAATATAGTGAGCTGCGGGATATCTGTCAACCCTTTTTTATATCATTTTATATCATTTTATATCATTATTCTTGTATATGGTTCTGTTACAACACTTTGGCGCAATAATTATTTTGTTCCGGGAGCTTCCGTAGCTGAAGAATCCCGCGCAAAACGCCCATTATGGTGTGTAGAGTATAGAGAAAGTATGCGCGGTGGGGTGGGCTGAGTGGGGTAGGTGGAAAAAAACTGAATTCCAAGACCGGTAGCCGAGAAATCACTTCCCAATTGCTGATCCTAGATGTTTCTGCTGTTCCGCTTTAGTCCTGCTGGTGGAACATTGCCGGGTATCTGAGCCGGATCTGCCTGGCTGGAGTCACGTATGCCGGTGTTTAGTTCCGCTATTATGTATTTGCGGAACTGGCTCCGGTGGGTGGGTGTGGAAGGGAGGGGGCTTCGAAAAGCCAGACCCCCACCCCCAGGACGCCCCCGGTCGGGAAAGGAGTGCGAAGATTTTTCAAATGTTTCGGTTTTGTCCGAATAATTCGGCTTTGCTCTTCCAGATTTCCAGAAATGAAGAATTCTATAATTGTGAATTTGCGGATTTTACTCTTTTTTTACTGTTCCGATACTTTGATTTTACCGCAATTTTAATAAAACCACTTGACAAGATTTTGGGATTTGGTTTTATTGGATCATGAATATACGAGAAGGAGGCCAATAAGATGGCTGGAACAGTTCAAATAACAGTGAGCCTATTAGAAAGGCACAAGCGGTTTTTGGATGCCCTGGCGAAAGCAGAGGGGCAAAAGCGGAGTGACACTGTGCGCCGGGCGCTGGATGAGTATGCAGCGAAGTATCCGGTGGTAACTAATGAGAGCAAGCGTCAGGATGACGCTTCTACCAAGGGGGAATGATGGATGCGTCAAAGGTAATAGACAGCCGTGACACTTTGGGGATGCGGGGGCGCAGGGGTGCGGTGGTGAAAGCCATGGTTGAGCTAATCAGGGAACACAAGCTCAGCTATGAGGAGTTTGTGGAGTTTGGCAAAGCTGCCAGGGATAAGATGGAGCTGACGAGGCCAGCCAGGAAGCCGGTAATAAAACCGATTCCTTCCGCTGATGACGTTGCCAAGTTTTTGGCAGAGATTGAGCGGGCGGACACCACTGACGCGCTGATGATCAAGATCTTGCTTTTTTTGGGGATCCGCAGCGTGGAGCTAACGAGGATCCGGATAGCGGACATCGATACCACTCCGGGAGCGGAGCGGATATTTGTGCACCGCAAGGGCGGGCTGGATAAGTGGTTTGTGGTGCCTGGGAAGCTTTCCAGCTTGTTGAGGATGTATCTTCAGGGCTGTGATAAGCAGATTTATCTGTTTGAGAGTAGCTATCACAAGGCATACTCGACCAGGGCAATCCGGAAAAAGATACAGATGTACCGCGAGAGGGCGGGCATCGGTGACGTGATCCATGCGCACAACTTCCGGCACATGCTGCTGACACTACTGGCAAGCCAGGGATGGAGTGACAGCGAGCTGCAACTGGTGAGTGGGCACGCGAGCCGGACGAGTCTTGATAGATATATTTATCAGAATCCTGAGACGATCAGGACGAAGCTGAACAAGGATTTGAACATGGTGATGGGGGCTTTGTCATGATCATCAGTATATTGAATCAGAAGGGGGGGACTGGGAAGAGTACGGTGGCTTGTAACCTGGCAGTGGCGTTCCGGCTGGCGGGATATGATGCCGCCTTAGTGGATGCTGACAAACAGGGGACGGCGGCACAATTCAGGGCATTCCGGAAGGTGAATACCGGAGTGGTACAGGTCCCTACGTTTCAGATATTGACGGATACGATAGATGATGATGTACCCAAGCTGGGCTTTAATCCGGTGATAATCGATGTGGGTGGGCATGACAGCCGGGTGTTTAGGGGAAGCATGGTTTGCAGTGACGTGGTGATCGTGCCGATTCAGCCGAGTGGGGCAGATATCTGGAGTACGGAGGCTACACTGACTATCCTGCAGGACTTACGGAAGTATCACAAGAGTTTGAAGGTGTTTGGGCTCTTGAACATGGTGAATCCGATGACTAAGGCCATGCGTGAGATGGAGGACATGACTAAATCCATTGAAGAAGATTATAACATCAGGTTTTTTGATACCAGGTTGATTGCCAGGGTGCAGTATCAGTATACACTGACCACCGGGCTAAGCATATTGGAACAAAGTAGTGACGGGAAAGCCAAGACAGAGTTTGAAGCCTTTTTTAGGGAGGTTTGCAATGTTGCAGAGATCAAGTAAGGTAAAGCCTGGGGCGAAAGCCATTGAGGATTTTAAGAAGGGTGCTGACTCTTTGCCGGAGATCCAGGAAGAGAAGCCGGAGATGAAGAAGATCGGGCAGTGGGTAAAGAAGGAGAATTGGGAGAGGTTGCAGCGGATCCGGCTGGACCGGACTATGGCGGGGGATAAGGTGACTTTGAACACGCTATTGGATGAGGCGATAGAAATGATTTGGGGGTTTCATACTGGAGATGGAACGCGGATCGAGCAGATTGAGCGGATAAGCGCGGATAAGATTTCTGAATTTCAAGAAAAGAGGAATTGAAGAATGTATCAGATTGAGAACTCCCCCAGTAAGAACACAAAGATTATATTGGATGATAAGCGGATCATCAGTTACCGTCCCAAGCTTAATACTGAGACAGGGAGTGTGTTAGCAACGATACTCTTGGGACAGATCATGTATTGGGCTGAGCATTTTGGAAATCCGTTTTGGAAATTTATGCAGCCGTGTGAGCACCACCAGTACAAGCAAGGTGACAGTTGGATGGAGGAGATCGGATTTACCAGGACAGAGATGGAGACTGCTTTCAAGAGGATTGGCAGAAGGGTAAATAAAAAGACTAAGCCTGATATGGATGCTTTTGTGTGGTATTGGACTGACATGAACAGGTTGACTTGGTATATGGTAAATTGGGACAGAGTAAACAGAGCGGTTGAAAATGTGTATGGCTACGAAATGCAGGAATCACGAATTACGAAATGCAGGAATCCTGAAATACGTAATGCAGGAATCCTGAAATACGTAATGCAGGAAAGTGGATTTACATATAAGGAACAAAGACTACCAGATAATACTCAAAGAATATCATCATCGGCGGGGCAGCGGGTTGAAGTCCAATCTCATGCTGATCCTGCCGATCAGCATGATTTGAACTCCAAGGGGGTGAGGCTTGATGATGATGATTTATATCGTGATTTGATTGGGTTGGGACTGCCTGCAGAGCTGGCTGAGGATGTTCTTTTTAGGAATGAGCGTTGCCTGGTGGAGCAAAAACTGAAGGATATGGTTCTGGCTTTGCAGAAAGGTAAGGTGGAAAACATGACCGGATATGCGATGAAGGTATTCAACGGAGTTTTGTATTCGGATAAGCAACGGGAGAAGATAGTTAAGCGGGCAAAGATAATTGAAAATGGACAATTGAGAATTGAGAATGATAAGCGGCAGGATGAAGAAAGGACAATTGAGATGCCGGAAGTGAGCGAGGCGGAGAAGGCGAAATATCTGGCGGAGCTGAAGGGGAATAAGGTGCTGTGGGGTATATACCGGCAGCGGGGTTTTGAGAGTCCGATGGTGAGATCACATTTGAAATTGTGGCACGCAGATCACGCAGATGGCGCAGATAAAAGTCCACAGATTACACAAATTAACACGAATTAAAGTGAGGAATGAGGAATGATGAGTAAGAAGTATGACAATCTGGCAATGCTGGTAAGCGTGATATGGTGGCTTGCTGGGATTTGTGCCGGGATAGGGGCAATAATGGTGATTGCAGAGCAGGCAATTGGAATAAGCTTGTTGATTGGTGGACTTGGGGTAATGATGGGCAATGTGCAGTTATATCTGTTTGTGGAGATAGCGCGGGATGTAAACGAGATGAAGCAGAGCCTTCGGAATGGGATAGACGGGATAAGCGACAAAACAGGGTTAAAATAGTAAAGAACCGGATAAAAATGGAGGAATTATGAGTAATACAAAGATGATGTTGATTGGGCTTATGATGCTGGCGGCGGTTGTTTTTGGGCTGGTTATGGCAGGCATAAGCAATAATTCCGACAAAGGTCGAATTAGGGAAGCTGACTATAGCGCAAAAACTGAAAGTGATGCCTTGGTTTCCTTGGATGAAGTTTCAGAAGCGGCGAAAATTGATGCTGATCAGGAAAAGATAACGGTGATCCCTCCGAGAGATGGATATGGATATAATTCTTATCGAGTAAATGACAAGAAGCTGGAGAATTTTAGCATAGAGTGGATCCACGGGAATCTGCGAAGGAAGGGGTATAGGGTATCTTCAATACTGGTTCATGCTATGAACTACAGGCGGGGAGAATATGTGGTAAGTGGAATGGCAGAGATCAAAACCAACATGAAGCGGCGAATGAGAATAAACTGGGTGATTGTTGTTACTGGTGGCAGTAGTCGAGGCTATGTGGTTATTAAGGCAGATCTGACAGAACCTTTTTTCGTAAGAGGATAAAGTAAGGCTTGACAGGAAATGAGGGGTGTGAATAAAATGCACTTGAACGTAAACCTAAGGGGTAAGCCCCCGCCTGAGTGGGTTTTTTTGTACCCATAATGTAGCTGAAGCTACACAAATAATAGCCAGAGACTCTTGATGCCGCGAGGCTCAAGGCGCTAACCTTAGGTTGCGTGTTCAAGTCTCTGGTTTTTTACATGAACAAAAACTAAGGAGTTAGTCATGAGCAAGATCATGCAAAGCACGAGATTGGATATTCCGGTGAAGGATATCCAGGGCAAAAGGGTGGTGAGCTATAAGCAGATCGCGGAGCTGCACCAGGTGGATGTAAAGAACATCCAAATGAACTTCAAAAACAATCGAAACCACTTTATTGAAGGGATTGATTATTTTCAATTTAAAG